ACGCTAAATGATTCATTCGTAGTGGGGCGAACGGGATACCACACATGCGTATGCGAGTATCGTTTTAACAACGAGCGCAATGATGAAGGAGGATCACCGTAAAAAACCAAGTAAGTGGGGTCCGCTGGAGTACCGGTGGGTCCGATATGTAAAGAATCACGTGTGTCAGTTGGTTTATCTACCACAGTCGTATTCTCGGTTGAAGGCATGATACCTGATTGTGAATCAAGTATGGTCACACTATCGGGGTCAAATCTTTCTAGTTCGTCAGCGGTTATATCATTCCTAAAATCCAGGCCGGGACGAAATAAATGTAGATTAGCCATGTTCTCCTCCGTTGGCCCCAGCAATTTAAGATCTGGACATGCTGACACGAACACATTAAGGAAGACAGGCTTTTCTGGACCGGGTGCTACCAGGTCATTCAATACCGACACTTCCAATATCCCATTCGAGTAAATGGATTCATACCCTAAGCGTTTAGTTGCTGAGAAACATTCCATCGATACAGTGGGTGCGGGGTTACGTTGGAACGGCTCGGGTTGTCCCCAACCAATGATAATTTCAAAGTCCTCCATTTCCGCGATATCTACAACCCGCGAATAGACTGTATTGTAGCGAACAATTGTGGAGTTATAGTTAGGGTCCCACCGAAATAAGAGCCTACCTTTATGAAAATCGCTCTTCACCACTTGGAACCTAAACTTTATGGAACCTTGCCACCATTCAAACGCAGTTCCGATGTGTGCCATTGGGGTTAGGTGAATTTCATCACCCAAAACATCCCACAAACCAGGTCGCACATAGGAATTGAATAGCAAGCCATCAATAGGCTTGGAGGGATCCCACGTAATTTGAGTTAAGTAGGATTCACGACAAGCGTAATCTACGATACCCATCTCGTCGGAACCATCAAGGCCAACAACCCTGGAATCGACAGTCACCTCCGCCTTGCTGTCCATAGTAAGTCGCATAACCGTATCAGGGGCATCGACATTCGCCAAATTGCCACACGGTGACGGTTTCATCGGATTAATCGCCGATATATTAACTGGGCGACTCATGCCAAAGATCTTGGCGATATTACCAACAGCACCTGCTGCCATCTGAGTTGCCAGGGCATAAGGTCGAATCGAAGGAATCTGTGCAAAAAATCCACATGCATTAGCTACAGCAGCTGCTGGTTTGGAGATAATGCCATCACCATATTCGTCGGCCTCACCCATCTTCATGCGCCCACTTTGAGAAGTGAGCACAACGGGACTGGTAGCAATATCAGTGCTTGTCGGAATTGCCAACGTAACATCAGAAGCCCAAATAAAAATGGAAACGGTTACTGGGTCAGTACCATTATTTGCGTGAAGCAAATTTTGGAAAGATTTTATAATAACCTCTCCAGCGCCGCTCCATGAATTGTTTGGAACGTGAAAATAATTCCGGTTCCAAAAGAACGGTAGGTGCAACTCACCTCCCGAATTCTTGGTGGGGTTAAGGAAAACATGGGGTTTCTGACTAGCTTGAACCAAATCCTGACTAAAGAAGTTTCGGGTCACAGTGACCTTATCGTTAAGAGTGAAAGGATTGTAACACGCCAAGGCCCTTCCATAATGAAATCGCGTACCGGACACTACAAATTTTACGTGTAAGTTCATACGTAAACAATTATAGTTGCGTATCTTGTCCCGAACAGCTGGATCGCTACAGAAAGCGGTCCAAGGATTGAATTTGTAGAAAAACGGTTGGCCCACAAGCCACGACTGTGCTGATTGTCGAATGGGACGCTCTAAAAACGCACCCAATGATGCATCAGGTGCATCACACAACCTGAACGTCGGATCAGGTTGTGCATTCATGCCGGCTTCCCAACCGGCGTCCTGATCCGCAAAAGCAACAACTTGATGTTGCGCGCCCGCCTGAGCCTGTTGCTCAATTCCACCAGGAACAGTCCCAGACTGTTCCTCCAACAATTCGATTTTAAATAAAATCGAGAAAATTTTTAAAAAGCAATTGATAGAAATACAATTTGTTTATCATCCACACCTCGTGTATCATTGAGATGTAGCGAGTGGTATTTTGCGGACCGGGAAGTCCTCTCCTAAATAGGAGACAATCCCTACGTAGTAGCCTGTCCACGAATGACAGCAATGTACAAACTGTTAATTCGTGCGTTATTTTTCTCCTACGCAACTATTTTAAACTTAACCTACGGATAGTTCCGGAGACGGTAGTTTTATGCCTTGCCGAGGGCAGGGTACAGTTATTGGCCAGTGGCATCGAGATTAAATTTAACTCGATACCAACTAAGCCGCTCCTCATAATCAGGAATGTTCCCAACCATGTGAGCAATACCGCTTTCTACAGCTACCTGTTCCAGCTGCAGTCTCCTCCTCTCATACTCCTCCCGGCCAAACTCGAAATACTTCAAAGCGACGTTATGAATTGCTTCAACGGCAGATTCTTCGGCAGTTAATACGCAAGATCTCTTATGGGTATGGAGCATCTTTGCGATCGATGCTCCTTCCACTGGTGAACGATACACGCCCAATTCCTCATCTACTACAGCAAAATGCTTCAAAAAAGAAGCTTCACTAAGATGAATGAATGGGGTAGATTCCTGGTCCTTGTCGGCCATTGTGTAAGTTATTCCAACCTTACCCAACGCATTAACAATTGCCGTATGATTAAAGGCATCATACCCTTTTTTAACCGTCATAATATTGTCATCCCCATACGTCATGAGAGCTACAACATCAGAGAATAATGGTGTTCGCCACCATCCTTGATCGTAAGCCACTACATAATAGGCATATCGGATATACAATGAATTGACTAGACTGTTAATCACGACGGTTAAAGGGTGACCAGATGGATTCGATCCAGTGAAAGTTAGTAAAGTACCAAAGTAATCGTAAGTAGGATAAGTGATTTCCGTTGCGATACCGGTCATGATGCGCAAATCTGAGGCATCATACTTACCGGACTTCTTAGCTACTTCTAACAACAGTTTAAAGGCTAAGAACATACAATGTGGACTCATCCTACCATCGAACTTCTTGTAATCACCAGCAACACAGCGATCCCAACCATTTTTGCCAATATGCTTAAATAGTTGGCCCCATTCCGGGGACTGAACAACGACGCCCACAGCGCACTCAAATGTATCACGATTTCTCTGCACAAGGGCAGATAATGTGAGATAATATTTGCGTACCAACAATGTGAACGCCATATTTGCTGCAGCGAATACTCGAACTTTATCCTTACCGATCTTAACCGGTTCATCCTTCAGAGATCCTTTAAAAACTGTATTTATGCGTTCTCCGCGCGCCAAGGTAGCTTCCATAGCTTCCACTTCTTCAATTATCATTGGATCCAAGTCACGAGGACACGATATTCCAGGAACGAACCGCCCTGACTTCGCGGCAAACTGGGTCTTAGGTCCTGACAATGGGAATCCGACCGACGTGGCGAAGTTCATAGGATTCAATCCTATAACTCCGTCTTTACCAGCCAAATTCGTGTCAAGATCAATCTTCCCCAGCTTAGCCAATTCATCAGCAGGCAAGCGTGCCAGTGCTATCCCATAATCCACATATGCTTTCTGCAGCAGCTGCATATCGAACTCACTAGCAGTATCCACCTTCTCAAGCAAATCATTAACTTTGTGTCTGATATTGCCGATTTCCGGTGGGGGCCCGTGTTGTTTGGGAATACCCATAACACGTTCCACAGCAGGTGATATCACAGAAGTGATCACAGTACTCGTCGGCGAACCGATGGGTAAGTCGTGACCACCATGGATTTCGATCTTTGCGTCCGCATCTAAGTTATGTGTTGGGCATTTGCCATTAGGCGCATGTAAAGGGCCAAATTCTTTGCCCATAGCACGGGTCTGCAAAGGAGCGGAAGAGTGTGATTGTACTACCAAACCTTTAGATTCCAATTGCTCTAAAGCCTTGTAAATCTGCGTTCGTGTTAAAAAACCAGCAGCACCTTTCATTCCCTTGCCCGCCAAATGATGTCCGGCTATAAATGGAATGCGCTTCGTCCCAATTCCGCGTGTCTTCCCAACTAGCGTCGCCATACACAAACCGCCAAACGTCTCAACTGGGAACGTATAATTCAGCCCAGTGAAAGTTCCACTAGTAGTGAACACACGTCCCCGCGTTGCCAACATCTCAGGATACTCGACAGAGGTACCACGGTTATTAAAAACCGTAGTGACTGCAATTCGTTTCTCCTCATCTATCTCAAGAGGATAGTACTCAATAAGATCCCTCCAAGCTCCTGCTGAAGGGGCATACCAAACAGCAAAATCCGTATTCGGTATTCTTTGAGTCACCTCGCGAGACAG